TTGGTGATCGTGCCAAATGTGTGTGTCGAACCGTCGGCATACACTCCCAGTAGCAAGTACTGTTGGCGCCTAATTTTCGATATGACATCCAACTGGCCCAAACTTTGACCCATCTCGGCTCTGATGACGCGAGGCCTCGCTTTCGCAACGTTCTTCGCATGGGCGCGGAGTCTAGGTTGAAGATTTCGCGTGTCGCTCTCAGCAACAGCGGGCTCGGCCAACACAGTCGGATCCTTGGTCAATGTTTTCTTAATGTACATACCTAGGAAACCGAGTAGCATTCCAGCACCCACAACCATGGCGGCTTTTCCCATGTCTGACCTCACAAACGTTTCGATCTTCTCAGTGATAGTCCTAAAAAACCCGCGCAAATGCCCTACAAAGTCGGTAATCTTAGTAGGTAGTTGCCTCATTTTAGCGGCGCACACCTCCTTGCAAAACTGCATCTTTCTAACCACGCGCCTCCCAAAGGATGTCTCACTCTGGTAAAATGCGATAGTCAACAGGTGAAACATGTCGTCGGGTATCATCGTGGGTTCGAAGGCCATTAGTGGGGCCTTGTATGGATCCCCATTGAATTCGAGCCTCTCTTGGGCGCTGTATGTGCGGTACATAGTCGTAGCTAGACCATCGGGGTCGCGCACGTCTTTGTACTCCATCATCCAGTCAAGAAATTGGCCAACTGTTTGTTGTGTCTCGCCTTCGGGAAGCAACATCTCTGCGATCTCGGCGGTGGCATGCTCGGGGGTGTACTGTCCACGCCCGATCTGGGCAACCTGTTTCTTCTCGATGATGTAGTTATCAAGAAAAGTGTCCAGGGCTGCGCCACCCCCAGCTCTCGCTTCAAGGTCTCGTTTCAAGATGGCGATAAACTCTTCCCATCCACAAGCGACACCATTTGCCATCTCGCGGGGGTTCCTTCTTCGCGCATCGAATCTGATGAAGTCGTATATATATGGGTTTATTTCCCATTGGTCTCCATTCTCTAATCGAGGGGAGTCTCGTCTGACTGCTTCCATATTGAGGGTCTTGTACTGTCTACCGTTCCTGTCTCGCTTCATGATGGCATACTCATCCTTGAGCACGACATTCCATGATTGAGCGTTCAGTCTATTCCACACGGCGTCTGGGTATGTCAATGACTCTATGTTCATCTGGGCGGCATTAGTACTCATCATCAATACCCCAGATGTGAACATCGTGGAGCTTTTGTCTGCGATATCCGCCATGTGAAGAGGGTATGGGAAAGGCCCTACAGACCTGATAATTTCAAAAAACTCCAGGTTCGGTGATGCGACTGTGTCCTTCATTTGCCCGAAGTCATCCATAATGACTACGAATTGATTTTGATATCCATCCCAATACTCCTGTTCTACACAACGCTGGTAAATCTGATCTTTACAATCTTCCAAGCCAGCACTTAAGCATAGTTCGGTGGCGATGAGAGACTGCAGCCTTGATTTGCCGATCTGTGATTCACCAACAAGCCAAATGGGAAGGGGGACATTGCGGATGGCCTTAAACTCTGGGTATTTCCCTTCAACATGGGATTTTATCTTTGCCGCTTGTACCATCATTCTTTGCATAGCTGCCTTGTACTCTGGTGTTAAGGCTGAGTTGTATTTCAACATGAGGCTGTGTCCCTCCATGTACAATCGAGCTATTTGCATCCTTTTTGTCTTTACTTTGCATGCGGTGTTCAAATTGCTTGGTATAGTGTAAGCTTCCACTTGCACCATCCATGCTGTGATTTCTGGTATGGCATCGTTTACGATATCTGGGTCGTGGCCTAGCACGGTCACTTGAAAATATGACCAAGCTTTAGTCATTGTCTCATTGAAATACTTGTATATCTCTCCCAACGACGAGCATGTCCTGGGGAACATGGATACTTTACGCATCCACGCTTCCGGTGTGTTGTCCTTGCCTGGCACCTTATTCAAGAGGAACACCACGCAAGCTGAAAAGAAGAAAGCCACGGATCGTGGTAGGACTTTTGATAGAGTCTCCATAAGTTGGGGTTCCGTCTCGGGAACCTCGCCAATCTGCGCCTTTGATCCTTTCATCCAAGTGTCCAAGTGCGATAACAACATACTGACACCATGCACTCCAGCCAATACAATTCCAGCTATAATGGATACTGTCTGATACGCAATCAGGCCCATCTGAAACAGTACATAAATGCCGACTAGCGTCATCATGGTGCGCAGAATGTTCCTCACAGAAATGGGAGCTGCGCCACAATTCATGTCTAAGATCTCATTAATCTTTGTAGAAAGGGTGGCCGATATTTGCTCGGCGTCGGGTATCGAATCCAACCTTGCATTCAAGTTATTGACCAAGCGCGATGTTTGCTGCGAGGAGAACATGTCGAATAACCCCATTTGGGCCTTGCATCCTTCAACGTGGTCTCTCAAATCGATAAATGCAGTGATGATCTCCCTAAGGCTGATCATGGTAACGGCTCCGGATAAGAAACCCCACTGATATCCAGCGGCAAATCTCTTGACCATGCATTGGCACGGGTTTTTATTACATGTCGCACATGGGTATTGCGGGTCTTTTTCGGTAAGCTCACACTCGACATTGGCAACGTCGAGCGCGGAAATGGGAGTAGGTCCAATCTGGGCGTAGAACTCGTCGGCATCTTGGTGTTGGATGTATTTGATATGGTTCGTGACCGACTCCCTCATCATCTTGCACCAAGCTTTCTGCTCGGCTCTCAACCTCTTTCTCTCGGCTTTGCTAAGTTGCACAGGTGCGCTAGAGCGATTGTAGCGCGCATCTGTGGGCCTAGGGCCGGGATTGGGTTCAATTCCCTCTTGTGTTAAATCCTTGGGAAAATCTGGTTCGGTAGGGGGTTCGGGCGTGGGCAATTTGAAGTCGAAGAAATCGTCGTCACTGTCGTCGTCACTCAAAACATCCAGTCTGAGCCATCCTTTCTCATGAGCCTCTTTCCATACTGATGCAGTGACCGTAACATATTCCATACACCTTTCCATGACCTCTGTTGACAACTGCGGGTCGTCTATATCGGATAGGATCCCCATGCATTGGTGTTTGAGCGCGTAGAAGTTGGAAACAAGTTGACTAGTATAGTCATCATCGGGATACGCAAAATCCAATTGGTGTTTTATTTCGATTTCCAACATTTTGGTGTAGGCTTCCTTAAAGTTTGCTCGCCTGTTAAAATCGATCGGGTCTATTCCTACATCAGGAGATACGTCGAGAGTGGCTTCAGTGAGTGAAATGGGATTGCGAAGGATAGAAGCGAGGCTAGCGAAATCGTTATTATTATTAGTTGTAGCCATGATTGTATTTATCGTTTTTCCAAAGGGAGGGTAAGTACAGGACCCAGCACAGGAGACATTGAAGATTGGTTTCCACATGGTAGTCTAATCATGTTGTGCTATTCCTCACGTCGCTATGAGAGGTGAGCGACACACTAATTGGGTTTCGACTTATCTGGTCCCACATCGTCCCGCGCATGAGCAGTTTCCACACAACCAAGGGCGTTCGTCACCGAACGAGCCTCGCGGTTTCCCCCAAGATTGCTGAAGGTGGGCTTACAAAATTGCAGTAAGATAGGTACTAAGATAAAATACTAACCAAAAAGGGAAGACAAGGTACAGAATATGAGATAGATTTAAATTTTGTATTTTGTTTTTTAAAATTTTAGCGTATATATAAATGTCAAAAGAATTAATGGAAATTTAAAAAAGGGGAACACTACAACGAACGGTGGGGTTTAATCACAATCCGCGGTGTGATGGTACTATAAATTAGACAATAGCGACAAGGTCATTGGCGCCACGGGCTAAAATCTTCGTGAGTAAAACAGTGGGGTGTTAGGCCCATCTGCCTCGCAAACGGTTCGTCCGTATCGTGGATAAAGCGTTAAAATAAGACTCAAC